CCTAAATATAATTGGTTGATACAGTGTTACTCCATTCAAAAAGGTTCTTTTTTTGGAATATCACAAATGGAAAAAGTGCCAATGACCAAATTTATCGCAATGACACAAATCCATAAAGATGCAATAGATTCAATTAATAAAGACACATAATGACAGATTCGGAGCATTTAAAACTCATTCTTATACTCTGCTCCATCTGTCTGAAGCAGGACACGCTGGAATTAAAATCCTTTATAAAGGTAAGTGCAAGATACGTTGATACAAATGACTTTAATAAGATCCTTAGGAAGGCAATGAAAATCCTAGAGATCAGAAGATGCGGAAGTATGTCATGTCCTGATTGGCTGATGAATGAGCTCTTTCAGCAGTATAAATCAGAAGAGACGTCTGTATAAACGAGTTTAAAACCGCTGTTTGTTTAAGGATAAAGTGAAAGATATAGTGTCTTCAATTTCTTATGGCCAATCCTATTAGAATCAATGCTTCGACATTGAATCGGCCCGGCGTTTTTGTAACCCAAGCCTCAACTGGTGGTCTGCCACAACCCATTGCTACTCATGCTGTGGGATATATGTTTGGTACGACTCCCACGGAGGACTATTATGGTGAAGATGCTGTAAACGCTTACTCTATCTACGAACCTTATATCCCAACTCAAGTAGGATCTCCTGCCGAATATCTTGAAAAGATTGGCGGAACAATCCCTGATACTAATAGAGGGGCTCTCGCCTCCTATGACGCGGTAAAGGCTTTCTTTGATAACGTGGGAGTTAACGGTATCCTATACTTCACCAGAGTATCTCCGACCCCGGAAACTGTAATTGATCTGGGTGCTTCAAGTGCTGGTGCTGGTTACAATGCGTTTGCCATCAAGGTAAATGGGCGATATTTTGGTACACCTATCGGCGTAAATGATGCCGATGGTGATCCAATTCGCGTAATTACTACTACTGCTCTTGATCAAGCTGATAATGCTAGAGATCTTTATCTGTTCCTCGCGGGGAATGGTGATGGATTCTCTGATTTCTATCGCATTGAACAAGACGCTACTGAGGCTCTAGCCGGTCAATTTAGAATTTTTTCACGTGATACAAGAAATCTTCCTTCTGTAGATAGATTTGTTGCTTATCAATTTAGCGATACTACGTACGCTGCTCCTCTTGATTTGAATAATCAAATCATTGTTAAATCTTTTGCTCCTGTAAAAGAAATCAATTTCAAATGTGTATCTAGAGATACTACCACCGGTGAACCTATTCTTTTCCAGTCAGGTAGCGCATTAAGCGCATATTTGCTTGAGGTTTCTACAGCCTATGCTGCTCCAGTGGCAGGGTTTAATGACGCAGATGATGAGATCACACTTACTTCGTCTGTTGGATTGAGCGATGGAGATGCTGTAGTTCTTCAAGGTACTACTCAAGGGACATTAAGTCTTGACTTTGATACCACATATTATGTAGTTAATAAAGTCGGAGATGTAGTTCAACTATCAAGCACATTAGGTGGTCTTCCAGAGACATTCACCGGAGCTCCTGGCGCTGAAGTAGTAATACGTAAGCTTGCGTATCTTCCAACTTCCGAGCAATCAGATATCCTCAAAGCATTCCTTGTTGATCAAAACGTATATTCTTCTGCGGGTTCTATTCCTGATCAGAAGATTATTGCTATCTCAAAAGATGTAACTTCAGGTCATCCTGCTCCTCTTAAGTGGGCTGATGGAGATGCTTCATACTGGCAGTATGATAGTGGAACTGCTACATTTACCGAATTTGCTGGTGGCACTGAAATTCCAACAGGTGACGTAGATACACGTACCGGATATCTTCCAGATTCCGTCCAAGTATTCTATGTAAACGTTGCTGGAGAGGATAGAGCCATTATCGTCAATGGCGGAACACCTCAAGAGTTGACCGACGGTCTTGTCACCGAAATCAATAAGATTCTTGTGGAAAAAGAACTCGACGGTTATTACACCGTAGAGGCCATTGATTATGATCCTATTGCAAGTGGGGGTACTGTTTATGCTCCAAATAACGGACATAAATATTCTAATCTAATCTCAGAAGCAGGTTCTCCTTACATCCGTCCAGAGCTTTCCGATATCTCACTCACTGGAACAATTCAAGTTGTCCCCGGAGCATTAAGCGGAACAGTTAATGGTACTGGAACTAAGTTCCTTACAGAAATTGCCCCTGGAGATGTGATTGTAGCTAATGGAATCAGATTTACTATCGTATCCGTCTCTTCTGATACTTTAGCCACCGTTCTTCCAAAGGATGTAACAATTGCTGCTGGAGCTCCTTTTGCTCTAGATAAGTCAATTCCTAATGGCTTCTTCTCATTTGACTATGTTCTAAAACTCAAGATTACATCTAATAATGGTATCTCATCACCAGTGAATCCAGGTCGTAATAGATTCGGAGTTGCCGATGAGAATGTTGTTAAACTTGTATCTTTAGATCAAAATCCACAATATGAATCATATAAGCTAACTGCTACCGCAAAAGCTAATGATTTTGTGTATGCTATTGAGCAAGGTATGGACTCCAAGGTACTTTCCCCCGGCTTCCTCTTTGCCCCTGAAGCATATACCGTTCTAACTTATGAAGTTGGATCTGGGGATTTTGCAAGTGCTTTCGAAGCTCGTCAAGAGCGTCTCAAGATTACCCAGGCTCTAACTAAGGCCGCTGAAGGTAAGCTTGGTCCAACCGAAGGCATTGTTGGTACTCAGCACATCGCACTCATTGACTGTGGTGCCGATGAAGTATCTCTATCTAAAGTCCAGGATGAGCTTGATCTAATCAAGAGCACTGTTGGGGTGCCATTCGGCCATGCCGCATACTACGCTCCTTATGTAAGAAATCTTGACGATAGATTTGTTGCTCCTTCAAGCTTCGTGGCAGGTATTGCTTGCTCACGTTACATCAATGAAGGATTCCAAGCGCCTCCCGCGGGTGCTAGATACCCACTACGTGGTGCAACTGGGCTTAAGTTTGAGATCTCTGCCCAACAACAAGAAGTCACTTATGCCCTCGGACTCAATCCGATCCGCTCTCTTCCCAACAGAGGCATTGTTGCTTGGGGTGCTAGAACACTATCCTCCAATCAACTCTTTAAGTTTGTCAACACTCGCGCCATCCTCAACGTCCTTATTGACGTTATGGGAAGAAGCTTTGATGACATTCTTTTCGAGCAGATCGATTCCGCAGGCACGGTATATGCCCGCGTGAAGTCTATTGCCTCTCAGATCCTTGGTCAATTCTTCCGCCAAGGTGCTTTGTTTGGCTCGAGACCTGAGCAAGCCTATATGGTTATCTGCTCTTCTGCAAACAACAACCCAACCGATCTAGAAAATGGAACGGTAAGACTCGATGTATACGTGGCCACAAGCCCAACCCTTGAGCGTCTACTCGTTACCATTGTAAGAACTCCGGCTGGTCAAGTTGCCCAACTAAGTGATTCTTTCTCCAGAAATGAAGAGAGATTCAGTTCTTTCCTTGATACAACTACTGTATTCTGATAAATGAAAGAACAAGTACTCAACGCTAATGAACCTCTCTCCACTCAGCAACCTAAAAAGGTTGTTTTTGTGGAGATGTTCAGAGCAGGCCCGCAGATCTCTTCTACGGGCCAAAAGCTCGTCTTCACCGAACAAGACCTCGATCAGGTCGTTAATTCCTACGATCCTAGACACCACGAGGCCCCTTTGATCATCGGTCACGATCAACAAGACGGTACACCTGCTCTTGGCTGGGTACAAAAAGTTTGGAGAAAGGGTAAAGAACTTTGGGGTAAGGTCGAACTTACCCCTAAGGCTGAACAACTCATCAAAGATGGGGTGTTTAAAAAAGTAAGTAGTTCATTTTATTTGCCAGAGGCAGAAACGAATCCTACACCTGGGAAACTCTCCCTACGCCATCTTGGTTTGGTTTCTATCCCTGCTGTAAAGGGGCTAACTGCTTTTTCGGAGAAATCCGAACAAGAAACGATAACAATAACCCCCTCCGAAGGGGAGTCTTCTATTTCGTTTAAAGAACATCTAGGAAAAAATGTAACTATGGCTAGGAAAAAAACCAAACCAGAAACTCCTGCTTCGGTGGAATCCACAATTGTTGACCACGGCGAAGGGGGAATGACTGTAAATATCAATATTGGTGGGGGAGCCGGTGGCGGAACTCCTAAAGCCAATGTATATGACGACAGTGGTAATCAGGTTTCAGAGACCGGTGCCCCCGCCGATTATGACATGGATTATGCCATGGATTCCGGAATGGAGTCTGAAATGGGCGGAGATTCTATGACCCCGTCAGTGGGCATGGAAGAGGAAGAAGGAGGAGATGATCTAGGACTCGAGGACGAAGGCGGAGAAATGCCCGCTGAAGATGCCGAGGGAGAAGGTATGGAAGGTGATGATACCGATTCTGAAATGCCTGCTGAAGGCGGAGATGAGGGATCAGACATGGATACCGAGGACATCTCCGGTGAGGTAGAAGGCGGAGACGAAAAGATCGCTGAACTTGCCTCCCAATATGAAATTGAAGAGTTAATCAAGGCGTTAGCTCTTAAGACCGATGCTGCTTCCATGATGGAAGATAAAGGAGGAATGTCTTACGGCGAAATGCCCGAAGGACTTAAAAAGGCTATTGAAGCTAAAAAGGGAGAAGAAGAAGAGGATGGTGAAGAGAAGACCGAAGACATGGGAGAAGCTGTTAAGGAAGGTGAAAAGCCCTCCGAGGCGGAAAAGCCCAGCTCTGAGGATGTAAAAGGAGCTGAAGAACCCAAGGGAGAAGAGGTCTATGCTGAAGAAGATACAACTTCTGAGCATGGTGAAGGATGCAAGAGCTATGAAGAAGAAGAGGATGAAGAAGAGAAAAACCGCATGAAAGCCACCTCCGAGCACTCCGAAGAGAGCGCAGAGGCTACAGGAACTCTGGATCATAGCGAGCGTGCTATGGGAGTTCAGGGACAGAATGACCTTCAAGCCCGGGTAGCCGAATTGGAAGAGGAACTTGCGAGACAGAGAAAACTCATGAGAGAGAAGGAAATTTCCGATTTCTGTGAGGTTCTCTACTCCGAGGGCAAACTGACTCAGCAGATCGTTGCTAAAGCCGATCTTGTGAGATTCATGGAAACCCTTAACAATAAAAACTCGGTAAATTTCTCCGAGACAGGCAAAGCCTCTCAATTTGATTTCTTCAAAGGCGTACTTGACAAGCTACCTTCGATGGTAAGCTTTGAAGAATTTGCCACCCCCGCTTCGGCACCTGCTGCCAAGAAGCAACCGACTCCTTCGGCCGCGGGGTATGTCTACGATCCAGCCACTGCTGATCTCCACGTCCAAGCACTGGAGTACGCTGAGGAAAAGGGCGTTGAATATACCATTGCTCTGAAGGCTATCTTATCTGACTCATAAGGAGATTAAAACATGGCAACTGATCCACGTTATATGTCCTTCGATCACCAGTATGTAGAGACCGTAACTGTCACTGACGCTACGGCTCTCACCAATGGTCTCGAAGCTCATCGTTTCATTAAGCGCGATGGCGCTTACCCCTCCGCTGGTGGTTATGCCGCTGGTGTGAATGTATACCGCATCTATGGCCAAGGCGAACTTACCGCCAAAGGTTATCAAGTAGATGACGGTTCAACCCTGGTCTATGAAGGCCAACTCAATCCTTCAACCACTCCTCTGAAGCCCAGCGTATTCCCCTACCAGGGTCTCGCCTCTGTGGTAACTTCAGGTATTGTGATTGTTGAAGTCGACCCCACCGCTACTTTTGCTGTAGATGACGCTGTTGTAGCTAATGCCTCTGGCCAAGCTAATGACGGTGGTTCTGGTGTGGTTCTAGGTCGTGCCCTTGATGCGGTTACTTCGGCTGGTGCCGGTCAGTATATTCGCGTTAAGCTCGGTAACGAAGCTGGAGCTTGATAGGTACTAAAGGAGAGTAAACAATCATGATGAATTTAGATCAGGTACGCGTAATTGACCCTATTCTTACGCAACTCGCCCAGGGTTACAAAAACTCTGAAGGCGTAGCAACCTTCTTTGCTCCTTCGGTATCTATGAATACCAGAGCTGGTCGTACACTCGTGTTCGGCAAAGAAGCTTTTGCTGCTCAGTCATTCCTGCGCAGCCCTGGAACCAACATCCAGAAAATCCAGAACCAATTCGGAACCCGTTCGTTCGCCCTCCGTCAGGAAGCGATCAGCTGGGAAATCGCCGAAGAGGTAGCTGCTGAGGCCAAGAATGGCGCCGCTCAAATTGACCTTCGTCAGTTTGCTGCTAAGGACGCCGCTAATCGTCTCATGCAATCTTGGGAAGTCCAAGTGGCCGAGAAAGTAACCGATAATACTCAGTATGAGACTGGTAACGTTCTCAATCTTGCCACCTATAACGGAGGAGCCGATCAATTCAACTCACCTACCGCTGACGTTGAAGTTCTGATGGATGATGCCAAAGAGCAAGTCCGTTCACAAATCGGTATCTATCCTAACAAGATGGTGATCTCACCTGACGCTTTCAACGCCCTCAAGCGTAACAAGCGTATCCGTGATTTCATGCAGCGTGGTGTTCTCGTTGATGAGAAGACCCTAGCTCAGATCTTCGGTCTTGACGAGATCCGTGTTGCCCGTAGACTTAAGCTCAATCAGGAAACTGGTGCGCTTGAGAACATCTACAATAACATTGCTGTTCTCTTCTATCATCCTTCGGGTTCGACTGATGGCTTCATGCCCGCCATGGACGCCAACTACGGTAACCCTGCTTTCGCTTACACCTACACCCTAAGCGGATATCCTATCGCCACTCCTGAGCGTTTCAACATTGAGCGTAGAGTGTTCACCGGTGATATCCTTGTCGAGCGTAGCTTCGAGCTCGTGGGCATGGGCGAAACTGGTAAGTGTGGTTCCGGCTTCATCTTCAACAACCCCGTTGGAAGCTGAGTTTAACCTACTCGAGATTATAAAGGAGGCCTTAGGGCCTCTTTTTTATTGCGTATTACTTCAAGGAGTTTTACACCAGCCTCTAGGTTAATTGCAAACAATTTGTTATTAGATTCATTTCCAAAAAGATCATTTAATTGATGTTCCATGAGATGCTCATCAGTAAAATTTTCCTTGGATATCAATAGATTCTCTAGTTCTTCTAATTCTTTAAAGGTTACATTAGATGTACCATTCTCTAGCATAGAAGTCATCGCCCTGGCGGTTCTTCTAAAAACAAACCTATCCCTCCTTAGGTCTCTGTCTAAGGCATAAGCTAAAGACTTAAAGTGCATGATGAAATTATATCATATAGAGGTGAGAAATGTTGCTTGGTTTAAAGTAAAAGATAGATAGGCGTTGATTATGCCCAATTCCCCCTACCCAGATGAGTTTGGTATTGCAGATAATTGCAATCCCGCCACTGTGGAATACTTTGTAGAAGTATTTGGTTACCAAGAAGCAGTCGAACTCTCAAATATCGATAATCCAACAGGTAATCAGATTAATGTCGATAAGATCCAAGTTGCTCTTAATGACGCTGCTACGTTAATCAATAATTACATTATCACAGCTCCACCTCAGGGTAAGATTCTTATTGCAGGATCTTATCGTCGCACTCAAGCCATAATTGCCCGCTGGTATTTAGATATACTTCGCCCTCGTCAGCAGGTCATTGACGCTGCAGAAAAAGCTCTAGAGCAATTAGAGTTGTGGGCAGCAAAGTCAACTCCTTCCTCGGGTCTAAAGTGGCAAGAGGCCTATAGATACTGGAAAAGCGGATGCACCATGACCCGCAGTTCTCACAGCAGAGGCAGGAGCTTCACAGAACCTTCCACAAGCCGCTGGGTCCTTCGCGAGGGTGGGAATAATCGTTGGTGGCAACTCCCACGTAAGGAGGCCACAAAGGCCACTCGCTACGATTCTGAGAGACTCTCAGCTTCTGTTAGTGGAATCGAAGGACTCATGCCTGAGTCGGTACTTGAGGCCAATGAGTTATTTGATGCGTTGGAAACCACAAGGGACCTTGCCTCTTTTACAAACACTTCCGAAGCAGTAGATCCCCACCATGGAGATATCTTTATCTCTGTTAATGAGACGGAATCTACTGACGGAGAATTTGACAACTTTAATGGCCTGAAAGAAGGCGACACATTCTAACCATGAGCAATCAACCATACGGCTACGATCCATTCAATCCCGGGCCCGCGGACGGGTCAGGATTTCTCTTTCTGCAGAGTGGAGATGACGGAGGATGTTATTACTCCAATGGTATATATGGGCAATTTGGCGGGAAAATAGGAGTATTCCCTGATGGTACGGAATATAAGCAATCTGTAGCAGAATTACGTCAATACATCCTTGCTTTAGAAAATACTAGGAGAATTCAGGATCTTTCTAATGTAAATTTTGTAAGAGGCGTGAAGCCCGGCGACGCTCTACTCTATAATTATCTAACTGGTAACTGGGAACTACAAAACTTTATCAGTGGTGGAGAGTGGTAACGCATGCTTTTAGAGATTGAAAATCAACTTCATAAGAGAGTTCATCAGACTATAGGCCAAAGTGCTGTGGTACTTCGTCTTGCAGAGGAGTTGGATGAATCTGGCAGAGTGGCAGAGCAAACGATGATTATCGTTAGTTATGCTAGTGAAAATACAAACAATCCAAACAAGGGCGCCTATATTCCTACAGTGAGGAATAGATCTCTTAACTACTCGATCACAATCATCCAAAAACAGGTTCAGAGAGAAGGGCATAGTTTTGCCCTACCTATCATGGATCTTATCTATGACTCTGTAACTGGATGGGTGCCAGAAATACCCGGATTAGAGTTTCAGACAGGATTTGAACCAGGAGCGGGACGATTTGTCCAAGTCACTGAAGCATCTCAGTTCATATATGAGATGAACTTCACGGTTGAAGTGACCATCTCCGATGGTAGATTTTACTCCCAACCCTGTGCTGCATTTGATCCGATCTCTATTGAAGACTTCTTACCCCAAAGAAGTTGCCTACTCACAAATGATGGAAAAACTACCGGATTGGCTATCTGGAGAAGAAAACTCGGAGTTGATAGTTTTGAAGAGTATGTCGTGGAAGATATACGATGCGAGAGGGAAGTTTCAGATACATTAAATACCACATGTAATCCACAACTAGATGGAACAGCCACCTATGAGTTTATTCCTAGAGTAGCATATATCTTTGATTCGCAGGGTAATAGAATAGTAGATCAATCAAAAGTTACTTCAGGATCATTGCAAAAAGTCTGGAAATGTATTAAAGGTAATACAGATCCATATCCGCCATGGTTCAAGTTAAATATCGATGCAGGACTCTGGAGGAATAAAATCGGAACTGTTCCAAACTCTAATCCTCTCACTTCCGCGCGTCAAGACCTAAATCTTTCCACTAATCCAGCCTATCAAGACCAATGAACCCAGTATATATCCAGGTACTAGAATTCCAACATAATATCATTGAGGCAGCTCATCTCGCGCATTGGAACGTTACAGGAGTCGATTTCTATCACTTCCACCTCTTATTTGAGAAGGTTTATGAGACATTTGCGGAAAAATTTGACCCGATGGCCGAACAGGTTCGTGGTCTTGGGATTGAAATTCCGGCATCTATCATGAACTCAGTCCCGGAGTTAGAATGGGCAACTCCGGCCGAACTCTGTAAAAAACTTTGCGGATTGGTGGAAGAATTGGAGGCAGGGTTGAAAAGGGCAAGAGAAGAAGCAGAAGAAGATCAAAACTACGGATTTATTGCGGCAATAGAAGATTTACTTATGGACTGCAATAAAATTTGTTATCTTTTAAAGTCAGTAAACGAAGAAGTTTGACATAAAACAAAAGCCCCGGGCGCAAACTCGGGGCTTCCTTTTATTCAGTTGTAATTAACTCTCACTCACCAAGAGATGCAAACATTCTGCACACCTCGTGAGAGAGGAGCCAGATCGCTAAAGGATTTAGCAGAAAGGTCGATTACTCGTCCGCCAACAAATGGTCCGCGGTCCGTAATCACAGCCTTAGTGCTCCGGCCATTAGCAGACACTGTAACAACCGTCCCAAAGGGTAGCCACTTATGCGCTGCTTGATTTGACCAGGTATCAAAACGCCTACCTGAGGCGGTAATTCCTCCTTGATATCCGTCCCCTAGGCCGTAATAGCTTGCTCCTCCACATTGTTTTCCAGCGTATGCAGACAGTGGAAGGAAGGAGAAAATGGCCAGACCGAGGGTAACAATAGTTTTTTTCATGAGCTCCAGTGTAAAGGGCATAACACTCCAGGGTCATCTTTGCAATCTGCAATTGTTTATAGATGAGTTAGAGATGCTATGACAACCGCCCGGCAATACACAGAAGCCTGGATTGACAGACGGCTGAATTTAACTTTAAACTAATTCCGGGCTTTTAAAGCTTGAGGAATAGTTGCCGACCTTCTTTCATGTTTGAGAGAAGAGTCGAGAGGGATATAAGTCGGTATCCACCATTACTAATTATACCATGGGACTTTGGGTATTTGGTCGGGGGGTAGCCAGTTCGGCGGAGTAGCACCACGTCTTCCGGCTCGGCCCCCACCCACTGAGAAGGGCGTTTATGCCTTGACATTAAAGTAGGTTCCTCTCTGTAGATTAGAGAGAAACCATACGTGGCCCTAAAGTAATCATTTACATCCTTGAAAGTTTGCACTATCAAACTCCTCGTATCTTGTTCTAATTTTACCATCGTTAAGGAAAATGTTGAGGTGGCCAATTTTACCATTTGACATATAAAATCCCATCCAGACATGATTGCCTTCTTCCATGACTTCGTAGTGATAAGAATCTACGTCATCTAGGATAAACTCATCAGGATCGATAAGTGTTTCTGTTTCCTTAAAAAATTCAGAGTTTCTTTCATTCATGGCATTTAAAACATAGAATTGAACACTGGAATAAGATCCTGCACAGTTACCGATTTTCCATCTTCTTCGGTTTGTTGCTGAGAGACGGTTTTTGTGCTTGAGGTGGCAGATTTACGGAAGATCTTATCGATCTCAATAGAGGAAAGCCAGGCATTGGCCACAGGGAGTTCATAGATACCATAATTATACCTCATCCAGGCCCAACACCAGGCATGAGCCACCTGAAAGAGTGCAGCGACCTTTTCGGCCTGGGATTCGGGACAGAGATACAAGATGCTATCATGAACAGACATGCAGAACTCTGCCTCCAACTCATATTTATCAATGAGCCATTCCATCGCAGTCATAAAGGCATGGAGCATGGCACTTCCGGTGGATTGAATGCACCAGTTATTCCTCATGGTCCAGAAGTCTGTCCCCACACTCGAGGGACGGAAAGAAGTAGACATTTTAGTCCCGCTAAGAGGATTGATTGGGCAAGGCATATTTGCAATCTTTGCCATTTCATTGTAGGCATAGGAATCAGATCCGCCGATAAGAGTTTGCGAGAGCCGAGATGCCTTCTCACCCTTCTTGATTTTGATGAGTTTTTTGCCCATTTCCATAGCCTCTTTCATAGGAATACTCTTATTCCCCTTGCGGATGGTATTGGCCAGGGTCTTGGCTCCGCATCCATACAACATACCATAATTACATCCCTTAGCCACAGCTCGAGAGATTCCGATTGCTTTTGCTGTCATTGAATGCATATCCGTTCCGTCATCTTTCGATCCGGCAAGGATGGAGTGGGAGAACTGTGTACTTCCGGCCAACTTGTGATATGAGTCGGCGAAGATGGATGCAACTACGGCTTCTTGGGCATCAAAGTCCGATTCGACAAACACATAGCCTTCAGGTGCTTGAACACGGGTCTTGATTTCACTACCGATTTTATCGTACTTGGGATCCGGCACAGTCAACCAGAGATTTTCACCTGCTCGATTTGTGGAAGTGTTATGGGGAACAGTTGCAGGAATAACTAGTGAGAATTCTTTGCCATTTGGAGCAAGAACACTTTCCACGTTCTGTTCTCTCACACGAGAACGAACACTCGTCCAATAAGCAACATTCACGGCGAGAGAGATAAGTTCTTTTGCTTGAGGAAGATCGGAACTCAGAATCCCTGACTCAAAGTCTTCGACGTAATCCTTGGTCAGAACTCCGCCGACATTTACACCTTCTCCGTCTTTATGTGGAATCCGCACATAGGATCCGGTATCCTCGTCCATGTAGCACCAGCCCTTATCAGTAAAGAATTTAATCGGCTGATCATCCCACTTGAGGCGGAGGAGGAGATGGGATAAGCGATTCTTTGTCGAAATACCCTCGATAACAGGTTTTCCATCGATAAGATTTTTTGCGGATACGCTTCTCACCCACTTAGGAACCCCATACCATTTAGAGCTGGGTTTACCCGCTTTTGTAAGTTTGAAATTAGCCTCCCAATCCAGTTGAGAAAGCCAAGGATCATCGGCAATCTCTTCTTCGGTGATCTCTCCTTCATTCCATGCGTCATACACCTCCTGGGCCATTTCGCCAAGGATCTCTTCCTGACGGGCGATGCTTTGCTCCCATTGCTTTTCGCAGTTATCAAACCATCGCTTCCAGTCAGAAACGACGGGGAGTTTAGCGCCAGAGATACCAAAATGACCAGCCAGAGTAGTCAGAGAAGGATTATTCTGGAGGTATTTGAGGACAAGGATTGAATACAATTCAAACGTAATCTTAACGTCATTAAGAGCATATTGAATAAGTTCGTCCCTTTGAGGCATCAGATCCTGCATTGAGTTTGCCTCAACAAAAGCATCACGGATCTTTTTATCTTCCGGCTCGAGAGGGATTGCAGGTCGGCAATGGAAGTTATAGCAATCGATGAGGTTATTCATTGCTCCCTTATCCGCCCACACAGGATCTGCTTTATAGGTGGATTTTTTAGTCTGTTTCTGAACATACCACCACCTCTGCCCAGAGGCCAATCCGGAGACGTTGATATGCGCCGACATCGTATCAAACCACAAGTTGGTTTTTCCGAGGACGTAGGCTTCCTGCGTCCGAGGGCGATCATAGGCTACGTTATGAGCGACAAAGATGCCATCTTTCCGACCAAGCGGAACGAGCATCGGCTCATAGGGCAGTTTTGGATTTACAAAACTTGGATGCATCCAAATATAATATGCCTTATCCGTCACTGCGGTTGCGAGGATTGGATGGGCAAAATCACTCCCCTTCACGAAAGTCTCGCAGTCAAACACCCCGGCATCCTCCTCGATACCTTCCACAACTTCAGGAGATCCGTCAAATGGATACTTGACCCAACCAGCATAGCAGAAATACTTAGTTTTATCCGGGGGATCAGGGATTTCTGTATATGCAAAGTCTTTCATTTTTGTGACTCGGGATTTGCATACGTCCTGAGAAATCGAGTCGAAGTGAGATTTGATATTATCTGCTTCAAGTTCGGGAAGAGAAAAATCTTTAATAAAGAAATTTTCGGGGTTTTTGATAGGAAACTCCACCCCGAATTTTTGCATTTCTTCCTTTACTTCTGAGAGCTTATTTGTCTCTGGATTGGTGGCATTAATACCCTCTCCGAAGACTTTAGAATTCATAGAGTCGGAAAGGACTACATAACCCAGGGAATTAAGCTTTGACATAGATGAATTGACCTTTAAAACTATGATACCACAAATAGGAGTTTAAATCAAGGCCAAATGGCCAGGCTGGTAACCGACTACTCAATAGTAAATTAAAAACTCCTCTCGATCTGTATAATACACGCCTACTCCTTCGAAGTTTGTAGCATCTATAATGTGAAGATTTTTGCGGAAATACGGATAACCATAATGGCCAAAGAAATACTCTGCATCTGTCGCAATATGATCTTCCAGCGGATCCTGTCTGAACCAAGGGTACCCTAGACCGGTTAGGACATTATTTCGCGTTTCGGGGGTGTATTGAGAGTCATAGTAAGCATGGGCACAACGATATATTTTTCCAAATGATTCAAACTCTAACGTCAATGGTGAGGTATTTAGCCAATGTAAAATGTCCAATCTCTGCTCAAATTTCAGGTCTTTAAGACATTGGAGTGTAAATTTTACTTCCTTTTGTTTTACTTGTATTTTAGGAAGTACAAGATTTTTAAGTATATAATTTTCGTTATTCCCGATAATCAAAGTTGCGATCCCCTCATCAACTAATTTTTTTACTTTGAATAGCATTCTAGTTGGAGACGTTCTTTTTGCCCTGCGAAAAAATGGTTTGTGATGGATAATATCACCCATGAAAATGTAGTGGTATCCATCAGATTTTTCAATGATCTTATCTAGGGTATCAATCCGACCATGCAGATCTCCAATTAAGCAATATTTTTTACTCATATTCACCTCGGGTGAGAAGACAACATCCTGGTGCCCACCAATGGGGTGGTTTTGTTTTCCATGTGGCAAATTCCCATTTCATCCAATTATAGTAATTACGATATGCTTGTACTGGGTTACTGTGTTTGCAGAAGAATGGCATTGCTTGAGCGGGTTCAGTATGTCCTATTTTGGGGAAAATATTCATTACCCCTAGTTGATTGATGGAGTTGAGACTTTGTCTACCAGCGTGTTCTTTTCCATATCTTTTTTCAAATTCATTGCAAAGATGCCAGGTAAGACTAAACGTCCACTCGAAATTATCTGCTGACTCTTTCACCCACTTAGTGCAAGGATGGTTTTTATATGCTCTTACGGAATAGAACTTTCCGTCTTTCTTCCGAGCTGGATCGAGGCCGTGATGGGCCAAGGCCACACTCATCATCTGCAAATGCTCAATAATCATTTTATTGACGTGTTTATCACAATGATACTGAGCAGCAAGCTTAGGATCTAAGTCAAGGACAAAAATGTTCACTTACTAAAAAGCCTCTGGATAGTATGATTCTATCACAGAGGAGAAAAGGTCCGGTTATTGAGTGGACAGTTTATACGTCGTACTCTAGGCACTCAACAGAGTCCGGATGGCGTTTGCAATACTCCTCAAGACTTAGAGTCGAGGATTGCTCTTCTGCTTCTGAAAAAATTAAGCCGTTATTTTCAGTATCTTGTGAATCGGAGAATGTAATTGTTTCCATATAAGGTATTTAAACCATGGGCGATACCGGGATCGAACCAGTGACATCTTGCTTGTAAGGCAAGCGCTCTACCGCTGAGCTAATCGCCCGGGAGAGGATGCTCATCTTCATAAGTCGATGGCTCCTCAAAAAGCTCTCTAAGCTTTAGAGAGTTAGCCCTCTCTAGAAGGGCCTGAAAATCTTCTTCTGTCAGTCTCTTCTCATCCACGGTGGAGCTTTAAACCATCTAGCAAGCGTTTCAGGATCTTGGGGGCCAATGAGGTGGTTGGATGGATCGGGATCGCCAATGTCTAGATCTTGGAGGAACTTGTCCATTGAGCCTTCGGCGCCTTCGCCCTGAATTGCTATACGCCTTGCTTTGCTCATAATTGAGGCTGCTGAGCGATTATGATCTGCCCATTTCTGGGCCCATTGCATCTCTTCAAATGAGACGTCTTCGTGATTTTGGATCTTTTTGGCAATGGCCTCTAGACGAAGCCGTGTTTCCGTGGAAAGCATATTGTCTCCGATTGAGATAGCTTTAAACTTAATTTTGCTATCTCGGATGCACGAGAGAGGACTTGAACCTCCACGCCGCGAGGGCACAGGTACCTAAAACCTGGGCGTCTACCAATTCCGCCACTCGTGCTAGGTGCTCCTTGCGTGGATCGAACACGCCTAAGGTGAATTATGAGTTCACTGCATTCACCAGATTGCTAAAGGAGCTAATAGGGATACTGGGAGTTGAACCCAGACTAACCCGTTATAAGCAGGCCGCTCTAACCATTAAGCTATACCCCCATGCAAGGACTATAATATTATATCACAAAGGTGACCTTTCTGGAATCTTTTACTAGGTCTTCTCCGGATTTTAAATCTTTAACAAGAAAAATTGCGTAGTATCCAGGAAAGTCAGCAATCATAGAGCGTAATATCCCCAACCTCCAGAACTCCCCATCCCAGTATTTAACAAGGTCCCTATGTCTCATCTTGGTTGGATTTGGGTCGGAGGGGACTGGGGTGATTCTCTGAAGTAATTGGCGATTATGTTGCTTTCTGAGATAAGAAATGAAAAAATTAATAGCGCTCCTGCAAATATCCAACGATATTTAGATATTTCGGAGATACGATCATGAGCCCTACTCATAGCAGCTTCTAAACGCTGTATCTCATGTTTTACTTCTTTTATATCTTCTTTTCTTTGTTCTTTTAACTCATCGAGTAGTTTCATCATCGTCATCTCGGTCTGCACTGACTGATCGAGTCGCTCTTCGTGCCTGACAAGAATTTTTGCAACATTTTGATTAGCTTCAGAAATCTTATCAACCGCTGATTCTAACTTAGATAACATTTCCTTGGAGAGTTCCTCGTACACCGTTAGTTTTTCTTCTAACACTGCCATTCTTACTCCGGCGTCTTTAAGCGAGGAAAAATTAACCATTGGGGTATAAATGGATACAAATAGCTATTCATATATCTTTCAACACTAGGCAATTTGAGCCTAGTCTTTAAACTAAAAGACTAAAAACTGGGGTAGCAGGACTCGAACCTGCAACCGGACGGTTAACAGCCGTCAGCTCTGCCATTGAGCTATACCCCAAGCCCCCTGCCGGACTTGAACCGGCGACCTACGGTTTACAAAACCGTTGCTCTATCCAGCTGAGCTAAGGAGGCATTGAGCAGTTGGATTCTGTCATACCAACAACGAGAGGGTCACACTGACAACTGTATCTCTCGATCATGAGTTCCCTTTGGTAAAGGGTTCTGGGCCTCTAGTTTCCTAGCGACTCAGCGGGCACCACCCCTAACTCACAGCATTATCCCGTGGATAACCATAAGGATTATTCTGCCATGCTCTTTAGAGACCCGTCGGCCTCTAATGGGAATAACTGGGCTTGAACCAGTGACAACACGATTATCGGTCGTGTGCTCTACCAACTGAGCTATACTCCCTGGCGTCTCAGGTAGGATTCAAACCTACGACCGACCGCTTAGAAGGCGGTTGCTCTATTCGCTGAGCTACTGAGACATATGGGCGAGGGTATCCGCCTACGGTCACTTTAACAGTGCGTCTACGATGCGGCTTAGGGGACCCTTCGTTTAAGCCTTCATTCCTTGAAGGCCCCTAGTCGGGATACTTGGATTTGAACCAAGATTATTCTTGCTCCCAAAGCAAGTGCCATGACCAAGTTAGGCGATATCCCGAGATGGCTTATGTGTGAGATCAGGTCTTACAGAATAAAATTGCCTGCACAGGGACATAAGCTCTATCTGTCTCGTTTTCCTTCGAGCTACCTGCCGGAAGCAGGACGGTGAGACTAACCGCAGCGGAGAAGAAGGGAATCGAACCCCCGAGGTTTTTACACCCAACAGTTTTCAAGACTGCGTCCTCGACCAACCGGACCCTCTCCATATACCACCGGCATTCCGGATTATCAGCTCCGGCGCAAAGTGGCATAGTAGGTTTAAATTTTCAAGGTTCGGGGATCAGAGGAACCGGAAAAGTCCGTCTCCTTTGACCATGAGACTAATATATCAGAGTCGGTGTGGTTTGGGAATGGCCCCGTAGCCAGTTGATCGGGTGGCTACCATAAAAAAAGAGGGGGAGAGTCTTTTTGACCCTGCCCCTCTTATTACCTTTGATATAGTCTTTGCGATCTACTACCAGGCAATAGGGGCCATGATCAGATAATTGGGGTTATCTGACGATGGTCTATTTGTAGTAATAGATTGCGTGTTGATCATACTATATCTATAAACTATTTACCACACACCCGGGATGATTTGACCAGTGGAGGCGTAGTTGAGAAGCGCTGCCATTACCCCAATCATCGCAAGACGACCATTGAGCATTTCAGCACGTTCGTTATGAGTCTGATACACGTTTTTTTCCATTTGTTCTTGGATGGTAGGATCGATATACATTTGGGGTTCTTTGGCGAACATGTTCATTTGCCCATGTTCATTAGTAGTTACAGTCATAAAGAACCTTGTTGTTTCTTAAACATTATATCATAGAAATAGGGGCCCCGTCAAGAGCCCCGTAGCCAATTTGTCAGGATATCCTGATCAGAACGTAAATTTGGTTTGGATCACGCCACCCCACTTGCTGCTGTCCTGATAACGCTGATTGTTGTCAACGTAGAACAGAGCAGGAGTGATGCTGATGTTGTCAGATACTTGGAACTTGTAGAAGATCTCAAGCAGCGTAGCATCATCTACACCAGCAGTGTCAGCAGTGGGTGCTTGACCAACAGCAACACCAGCAGAGTTGCCCTTAGCAAACACATCGCTCCACTGAAGTGCTGCCATCCAAGACTGACTATCAGTAGCATCAGTAGCACCAGTGGAACCACTCACCCAGTTATATCCATAACCAGCAGAGATGGAGGGAACCCAACCAGATTCAGAAGGTTGCCAATAAGCATTAACTGCAATGGCATTCGACTCCTGACCATCAACCAGAGCACCATTGGCACCCAGGAGACCATTGTAGGTACGAGGACGGGTGCCCTCAGAACCATAACGATAACCCACACCAATACCCCAGTTGGTATCACGATAACCAAGTTGGGCCATAAAGTTCAGAGCGCCATCGGAATCAAATACACCAGTGGAACTATCATCGCCTTCTTGGGCAACATAATTCAGACCAGCAACGAATCCCTTGCTACCACCATACTGAACACCGATACCAGCACCAGTTGCCTTGTTATAGACACCAGGGGTACCTGCAACGGCAAAGAAGTCAAGGATTTCCGACTTATAAGCAGTAGGAACCCATGCCATCTCAGTGTTGCGGACAAGAGGACCGGCGGTGAAAGTCAGATCCGCGCCACCGACGCTTACAGGGAATTGATAGTAGAGACGATCAATTTCTACCTGATTGTCAGTGGTTTCTGCTTTGTCCAGTTTGAACAGAGAAGAACTAGAGCCGAACGGATCGGTACTAAAGTTCCCAGAACGCAGACGAGTACGAAGCAGATCCTTACCCGTAAACGAAGTATCAAAGTTCAGACGGAGATCGTAATTAAATGCGGTGTTGCCAACGTTTCCACCGTCATTCGTATCAAGACCAGGAACTCCACCAAGAACAAAGGTAGCTTCACCCTTGAGTTTGGTAGTAGTAGAGAATTGTTGCGACTCAAGCACACCAACCTTTGCTTCCAAGCCATCAACACGGCCGCGGAGAACAATCAGTTCTGCCTTGAACTCTTCCTGAAGTTTACGAATTTCATCGGTCACTTCAGTAATACGGTCGAGGCAAGCATTGAGCAGAGCAGCAGCCTCATAGCGAGTCATTGCCTGGCCACCCTTATAGGTGCCATTAGGATAACCTGCTACGCAACCATAACGCTCTACAAGATTGCTAAGCGCCTGATAAGCCCAGTCGGTAGGACGAACGTCTGAAAACTGGGAAATGCTTGTAACTTGTTCTGACGCAGAGTACTTACTAACCTCATCAAGCTTGAGGTCAGCAGCATTTGCCATAGGGGTCGCAACTCCAAAGGCAACTGGAGCAACCATCAAGTATTTGAAAAGTTTCATACTTTTTTAATATTTTATGTGAAAGAAAGGGGTTATGCGTCTTTCTGAGCTATCTGCTCAACGACTACACTGTTATCCCCTAAGCGGGCAACCGGGATCGAACCGGTGACTGAAGCTTGGAAGGCTCAGATGTTACCGCTACACCATGCCCGCAGTGACTCCTCTGTTTGAGCTCCGAAGTGGTTATGCTTGAGGAGTATTGATAGTGATATTATATCAAATGTTACCTAGTTTGTCAATCGAGATTTTCGACTCGATCTAAGTACTCTAAACCAATTTGAGAACGTTTAGCTACAGCGGCCTTAGACTGGCCTTTAGTGGCTTTATAGGCATCTACGGATTCTCTCACGAGTTGGACATATGGATCATTATCCAGTTCTGGGCGATAAATATCAATAAGTTTTCCTACCTTATTGAAGTCGACAATAGCCTTATGGGGTTGGTCTTTAATCTTGCCAGAAAGACCATAGTCAATAAGAATTGCTTCCTTACCCCCTTCTCCGTCAGTTAGAAATTGCTCATTATGCATGTCACCGTGATAAAAGCCCATCTTATGAAGGTCTTTGATTGCGGCTAAAGCTTTTTGGGCCTGCTCGGGAGACATTTTTAAGTCGCGTTCTTTTTCCTCGTCTGTGCGATTAAACCCACCAGACCATAGGGGTTTGCCTTTAGAAAAATCCATTTCTATGTGTGAGTCGGAGGCGCTATAGATCTTCGGAGAATGTCCCAGTTCTCCCATTTTACGTCCCAACTCAACCTCATGTTCTCCCCACTTCTTCCCTTCTTTTAAGGTTTTTACAACATGGCCGGTTTTGGGGTCTTGATACACAACGCCATAATTTCCCTCTGCCAATTTTTTCATCTTAGAGATGTCTGGCATTGATTCGGGTTGCTTAGGGCCTCGCTCCTCCACTCTATCATTTCCACCGACGCTCACCCAGTGGCCATTAGCCTCTTTGCGAAGTGTACTACCGGTCTGCGGATTACGATAAACTTGGCCTGGAACCGCCGACTTTCTTATAGCCTCTGGTACGAGTTCATCGGAGTAGGAGGTGCTTCTCCAACCTGAGGGTATATTCATTGCGCTCTTTATCATCTAATATCTACCTTAAACCCCATATAATGTCCTCGTTTAAAGATAGGGGAGATATAGAATGCGGTTATTATGGCCACTGCCACCTACAGGAAGTTTGACGTAAAGCACGGACTTACAGTCAATGGCCTACCTTTTGTAGATGGACAAAGAAACGTTATTGTTAATGACTTAACGGTTCAAGGTGTATCAACCATCATCGATACAAGGACCATTACGTCTGTAGATCCGGTAATCAGCCTAGGTGTATCTGGTAAGACTTATACCTCCACAGAAATAATACCAGGAACGCCAGGACGTATCAAATTCTCAAAAGAGGATTTTTCAGATATCGCGGTCGGTGATGCAATAAAATATGAAGTAGGAGTTGGCGGTACAATTGCCACAGGATTGGCGGATGGAACGGTATACTACGTAGTTAGTAGAGAACCAGATGTTTCATCTGATGATTATTTAACAATCACCATTAGCTTGGTTAAGGGTGGATCTCCAGAAAACATTGCTAGTGCTGGATTCGGCTCTCAGCTATTCACCCTAAATCCACTACGTGATCTTAACCAAGATCTTGGTATTGAGTTCAATTATGTTGACGGAGTGCCTCAAAAGGGATTCTTTGGATACAAGGATTCCACAGGTCATTTTACGTTCCTTTTAAATACTTCCTATTCTGGGTCCGATGACGGAGGTGATGTAGGCTCGCCAGTGTTCACTGGGGCCAAAGGAGGCTTAGAAGCTAAGTACATTAAACTTGAACCAAGTGCTGCTTTAATAGGTAATGTACCTGCCATAGACATTGACCAAACATGGGATGATGTTGCTAGTATATTTAAAGCAATAGAAATAGATATTGTTGATACTGCCTCTGATCCTAGTTCTAATTTATTAGATATAGCTGTAGGAGGACAACAGAAACTCTTACTCCGTAAGGACGGAGCGTTATCACTCAATTCTAGTTCATATGGGGCGGTATTAAATGTTAATCAGGGTTCTATTGATGAAACAACTCTGATTAAAGGTACTGCTACTTGGAATGATGTTACCGAGGTATTTTATGGTATAGATCTTCAAGTAACCGAGACTGCTTTTGCTGCAGGATCAAAACTTATCAATCTTTCCGGCTCGGTAGATAGAAGTTTCTCTGTAGGTGCCTATGGTAACATTGAGAGCAATGTAGAGTTTACTGGAGGTACGACTCAAACAGCAATTAAGCTAGACGTAACTGATACCTCGTCGGATATAAATTCTTTACTACTAGATTTACAAGTAGGCTCTGTAAGTAAGTTTTCTGTAGATAAGAGCGGTAATATCGTTGCTGCAGGTGATCTTACAGTCCAAGGCGGTGTTAGTTTTGAAGACTTTATTGATATTAAAGCAAATCCTAACGGAAGTGGTACTTATGAAGATAATACTCGAGTTCAGACATCTCATGTAATCATACCGGCGGGAACTGCCACTGCAACAGTAATTAATACCTTTGATAAAACAGAGTTTATAACCGGAAAATATTTAATACAGATGAAACAGGGATCAAACTACCACTCTGCTGAAGTCCTTCTTATCCATGATGGTTCGGGAGCGTTTATGACCGAATATGCCGCAGTGTGGAATTCTTCGATCCTAGGAACACTAGACGCTGCAGTTAGTGGAAATAATGTTAATTTAACTTTCATGGCCACAGCGGCTACAGTGGCAGCAAACTCAATAGTTGATGTTAAAGTAACAAGAATTTCTCTTGTCGATTGATAAAAAGAAAGGGGCTTAGCGCCCCTGACCACGATACCTCTTCTTTCGGCCGTTACGACTTGTAGCGGCCAATCTAGTATTTCGCGATTGTCCCTGAGAAGTATTTTTAGGAGTAGAAATAATTAACTTTCTTCCATTCTTAACAGTTACTCGTGCCATGCGTGATAAATGGTATTTGAATCTTTATTATATCATCTATTGACCATTTTTAGATCGTATGAGGAGGGGGCGAAAAATTTTGTTACTCTGTCAATGAGCGCTTCGGACATAATTTCTCCACAGGAAAACATATCAATAGCACAACAACTATTCTCTGGCCACGTATGAATAGAAAAGTGAGACGTTGATAACAAGGCAAGATAAGTATATCCTCCTCCACCAGGGAACTTATGACTACACTCGTCCAGTATTTCCGCCATGCAATCCTTTAACTCTGGATTAATATATTCAACAAAACAATCCATCTCGCGAAGAAGAAGCGGATCCACGCCGTAGAGATTGAGCAAAAAATGTTTTCCCATCTTAAAAGTTTAAAAAATATATTTCAGAGAAGGACGGCTCTGTAGTTAACTCTGAACCTTTAAACCCGGGGATCATGATACGATCGAATGAGGGAAAGAGATTAGAAATATCACTGTACTTGAGTTGGTACTTAGAACCCGGCGTTGAAACGCAGACTTTATATCCTAAGTTATGAAACTCATTCATCATGGATATCGTTGATTTAAAAGGTTTTTCGCCCCATAGGAAATTGGAACCATAAATTCCGTAGGTACGTGGCAAATGTGTATAAATAACTACGTTTTCAGATATTATACTCTCCGACATGGTATAAAAATCTTCTTTTCTAAATAAAAGATTCTTTTTTCTAGAGAGTATGGATGCATTCTTTATCTTGTCAAAAGGCGGCGTAGTTGGTAGATATAGAGCATCATAACCCCGTCCTCTATATCTATGGGTGTATGAAGACATTGCCCATAGCAAATATAACAAGGCAGAATTTCTTAAATCTAGCGTAGCAAAGGACTTCTCATTAAATTTTTCTCTCAGACTGATATATTTCCTTCTCGTGGGAGAATCGCTAAAAACCTCAGAGTATAACTCTCTTAATACCGTGGAAAACGTCGGAATACTTAACGATTTATGCATATCCACAATAAACCGCTCTTTTGTAACTCCTATGCCTCCTTTGCATCTATATAGAAGTTGCCCCGAGCTTAGTCCTACATCGTAAATGTAGAGATCTAAGACGTCGGGGCGAAGTGAAAGAAACTCTTCCACTAATAATGGTTCTCTACCAGGATATTTGAAGGTAAAAATATCAGAGTTTAATTTTTCTCCAGGTTTTTCCATTATAAAAGCAGATCAGGTCTGGGGCATAAAACCTAAGAGTACCAGGAGGGATTGAATAGCGACCCGAATCGGTAGGACTCCCAAAAGTCTTATTGAGTAGATACTCTGTGTACTCTTCTGTATTTTCTACGATACGAATTGCTTTATTCAGTAACTCATAGACATCTTGGATGGTGTAAGTCAGAGTATTTACAGCCCAAGTCTCATTTTTGCGGAATGATGGAATAAGTCTAAAAGGATACCTCGAATACCTACTGGCATCCTTCATTTTCTCTCTTAGAGCAATGATCTTATCTGGTTTCACCTGCTCATAGGTATCCGATCGCGTAAATACTTTCATTTTTGTCCGTTGGCGAGGGTGAAAAGAAAATTGTGGATGTAAGTTTCGGCAAAATCGGGAGAAAAGTAGGCCTTTAAGATACCACGGGCGGGATCGTTTTCTGCCATATGGACGTCGTATTCTCTCTGAGAAGATTCAGAGTCCGTGGGGGGTGGTAATGCTTCTTCCGAGCAGGTATGGTATGCCCCAAGGAACTTTGAGACCTCTTTAAGATATTCTTCATAAAAATCTTCTTCGGATTTTTTAAGAGAGAACTTGGAGGAAAAGAATTTAGATAGATCATAAAATTTAGATCCAAGAGCCTCACTATCAGGAAAATCTTTTAAATAGAGTTCGGCATAATCCATATTTGAGGATATAGGGTGGAAATCTGTCGCTCCAAAATACTTCTTACTTCCTATCCTGAGATACTCTGTGCCAAAAATAGGAAAGTCATATCCAAAGTCCGGATAGATGACTAACGTCTCTGCGGTAAATTTATCAGGGACTGATAGGTTACAAACGCGGGCTCTTCTGAATTTCCCACCAGAAAAAACACTCGAGCGAATTTCGGCGGAATCTTTGATTATGCAAGGATCTACTCCGTGTAATGAAGTATCTTCTTCTGAAAGATCCGGAAGGTGAGTAGTAATAAGATTAGTTAGGGACATCCATCTTCTTGTCGAGTAGAGCTTGATTTAAAAATCTAATAAATTTTATTGTTTCAATCTCATCTAGAAGAACCTCAGAAAACATTCCGAATTTTGACCTATATCCGAAAATGTATTTAATTCCTAACTTCAGTCTTTTGAAGAAGGAAAATTCATTAGAAAGATTCATACTTAGATATACCACCGTGGTATCTACGTCATCATCGATGACATCGGCAATCAGTTGATGCTCTAAGTGCCCACAAAGGCAATAAAACGTCTCTCTTTTCATTTTGACACAACCCTAGATGAGTGATATTTCCAAAGCCCGGGAAGTCCCTCAGAGTCTAGAATGGCTATTTCTTCGGGAGATAGTTCGTCTCCCATGCATCCGCCACCGAAATCGTCTTCTACCTCTACTTCTCTAATGATCAGAGACATCTCATCATTAGCTACACTGATATCTAGAATGGTACCCTCATCCCAGCCCATCTGCTCCATGATCTCATCGGGGATGGTGAGGACCCCGTTCTCATCGATGGTGGTGGTGTATTTTTTAGACTCGGGAGAGATTGTTTTATTCCAGATCTTTTTAAAGTTAGCGTTCATTTCATCTTGGAGATAGTCGATAAATCGTTGGGCTCCAATTATGGCGTTAAGCACATCATCATCTTTTTTTGATTCGACCCCGGCCGCTGCGGAGTCTAAAATCCTTTTGATGACGCATAGATCCGAGATTTGATCATCCAGATCGTTCATTAATTGCCAAAGTTCTTTATTCATCGGAGGAAGCTTTTTCGTTTTTACGGAGTTGCTTTAATTCTTTGTATAATGTTTTGATTTCAAGATATGCGTCCTCGGAGGACATTTTACCACCTACCTCAAGACCAGTAATCAAGGCTACTTTATCGCCGAATCTGGCTAGTGCCCTTTCAAAATCTGAAAGGTTATCGTACATAGACATTAAGAATCGGATACAGATCTATAATACTCATTATATCGGATAAATCGGGAAAGTGATGGTTTTATCCCGAGACTGTTACAACATTCAACATACGACAACCACTCATACCACGGGGTGGTGGGATCAAGCGCTGGTAAGGCCGTAGGAGTCTGGTTTTTCATCACTTTTACCCTCAAGAGATTTTGCCAATAGTTCAGAATAACATTCAAGAAAAGTGGAGTCAAATGACATCAATCCCGTTTCAGCGAGGAGGCTGTGCATTTTATTAAGTTTGTTCCACTCGTCATTGTTCATCTTTATTAAGATCCTGGAGGAGTTCTTCGGCCATTTTAATGTGTTTTTTAGAGACTTTATGCATACTCCTCTTTAATAGAAAGGTTTCATAGCGTAGTCTAGGATACATTCTTAAAAGAAACCAAAATCTTGAGAGATTTATACGAATTCTACTCAGAGTAAGTAGGAGGTAATCTGAGGCATTTTGATCTACCGATAGTATATATAATCCAACTCCAAATAGTATTAAAAGAGAATAGTAGTAAGAATTATACATAACAATCAGTCCCAGAAAATATTTAATACGAGTAAACTTCTAGATAGGGTGGAGAAGGGAACAAATCTAGAAGTATTTTCCCCCTTATCTTTTAACTCCTGGAGAAGTTGAAGAGCTGCGCGGGTGACTACGTTGTCTTCTACAAACTCTCTATACCGATATATTCCGGGCTTTTTTGTCCTTTGAAGGATGCAAAAGTGATTATATGACCAACCTTTACGTTCTTTATCAGAAATATCGTACTCAGGATCGGTGCATACTGACACTAGTTTACTTAACTCTGTGCCCTCAATTTTTTCAAATTTATGTGTGGTATTTAGATAATACTCATCTATCTGCTTTGGAGACTCTACCTCATAGAGCCGGGAACGACTCCATTCGTCAGAATAACCCTCGCATACCGCAGTGTCGTCTTCTGCGTAAACCTTAAAAACTATATTTACTTCCAACCATCTATATTCGCTATCTTTCGGAGCCTCTCGAGCTGAAATATGCAAAATTTCAGGATCGTCATTCATTTTTTAGCTCCGATAGATTTTTAATCTATTATACCATAAAAAAAAGGAGCCATGAGGCTCCTATTTAGTATTTTTATCTATTAATCAACTAATTGCCGGAGCAGTCAAAGCTACCGGAGTTGCTTCAACGCTGGCCAGATCGAGGGGGAAGTTGTGAGCATTCCGCTCATGCATTACCTCAAAACCAAGGTTGGCGCGATTGAGGATGTCAGCCCAGGTATTAACCACTTGCCCTTGAGGGGCGATGATCGACTGGTTGAAGTTGAAGCCGTTCAGGTTGAATGCCATGGTGCTAACACCAAGAGCAGCGAACCAAATACCGACCACGGGCCAAGCGGCAAGGAAGAAGTGAAGTGAACGAGAGTTGTTGAACGAGGCGTATTGGAAGATCAGACGACCAAAATACCCATGAGCAGCAACAATGTTGTAGGTCTCCTCTTCCTGGCCAAACTTGTAGCCGTAGTTTTGAGACTCAGTTTCAGTAGTCTCGCGAACAAGGCTAGAAGTCACGAGTGAGCCGTGCATTGCGGAAAACAGACTACCTCCAAACACACCGGCCACACCCAGCATGTGGAAGGGGTGCATCAGGATGTTGTGCTCAGCCTGGAACACCAACATGAAGTTGAAGGTGCCACTAATCCCGAGGGGCATACCATCGGAGAAAGAACCTTGGCCAAAAGGATAGACAAGGAACACGGCCGAAGCAGCAGCCACGGGGGCGCTGTAAGCCACGCAGATCCAAGGACGCATACCGAGACGGTAGGAAAGTTCCCACTCACGGCCCATGTAGCAGAAAACGCCGATCAGGAAGTGAAAAACAACCAACTGATACGGGCCGCCATTGTAGAGCCATTCGTCAAGCGAACCTGCTTCCCAGATGGGGTAGAAGTGAAGGCCGATAGCATTGCTAGAAGGCACAACAGCACCAGAGATGATGTTGTTTCCGTACATTAGCGAACCTGCCACAGGCTCACGGATGCCGTCGATATCGACAGGAGGAGCAGCGATAAACGCCACGATAAAGCAAACAGTTGCAGCAAGCAGAGTTGGGATCATGAGAGTCCCAAACCAACCAACATAGAGACGATTGTTAGTGGAGGTTACCCACTCGCAAAACGACTCCCAAGTATTGGCAACTTGCTGCCGGGAGACGACAGAAGTAGTCATATTAAGATTTCGATGTTCAGGAGTATGTAAATCAGGGGCTGGGAGGCTCCCGATGTATCTATTATAGGATAAAACCGGGGACCTTAAACAGACCTGTAACAATCTTTAACCTAATGTCATGGAATCAAGACAAATGAGAGAGTAGGTCGGGGATCACTCGCTCTGAGGAGTAGTGAGTCTTGATTAAGTCGACAGAGTTTTTACGCATTCTATGGTACTCAGATACGTCATTCCAAATCTCATCGAGCAACTGCGCAAACTTTTCCGACTCGAGGACTCGAGGCCCTCCGTCATTAAGGTGGCGATTGTCATCGTCGATGGATAAAAACACTCCAGTCTGAGCTAATGTAGTTGTTGAGTCTGGTAGTGTAACTGTCTCCAAGAAGTGACGATGGAAGATTGGCACCGCAAGCAATGCGGCCTCTAGACCCTGATACTCAAAATTATTACCATAGTCAAGGTGATTATGCTCAAATGAGCGCGGGTGGGTGGCAAATGCACTTCTTGAGATTCTTTCTAATCCTCGTTTGTAGTCATATGAGCCGATTACGTACATATAGTCAGGATTTTGACCCTCCTCGTCGAGGAAATCAAACAATTCATTGTTTACTTTAGCGGATGAGAACGCAGAAGGTCCCTTTATCGGTTTATAAAACCTACCTGAAGTAAACCACGTTAGATTGTCTTCATAGTTTTTTAGTTGAGAGTAACCAGCAATAGATCGCTCAAACCCTATCATCTCAGTGACAAATCCTTTATCGGCAAGAGGCTTATGTAAGTTCAAAACCAAACTACCACGCTTCCACGCCACGGCTCTAGCAGCATTGATGAGACGTTTCTCTCTACCCTCCCTATCTAGAGAGATAAGATGCTGGATAAATGGTATGTGAAAAAACACATCCATCTTTTTTGCTTGCTTGGTAATATTTTTACGCTTCAACCACTTAATAAAGCCAGATTTTGTCTCAGTGAGTGAGTGGCAGAGAAGACCATCACAAACTTCTATGGCATTAGCGTAATCTGCGTTTCTTCCAATGCTTAAAAAATGATGATCGTGATTAATCATCCACTTTGGCACCGAAATCGGCTCAAGGATGAACTCAACGTAGTTATTTACGATACTTGGAGAGGCGTTTTTTGCCGGAACGCTAAAAACAAGGACTAAATCATAGGAGTCATTAATTTTACGGACCAACTCTGCACTTTCAGAGAAAGAAAATATGGATACGTCGATATCCGTCGAGGTATCCGGTCTTCCTATGTTGATATTTAAGGCAAAAATATCACAAACTGCTTTTTTCTGGTCAAAAAATGCTTTGAAGTGGCGGGCGTAGGTACTAACCCCACACCCTTCCACTCCACGCAGCATCAATATGGCTACTTTAGGTAATTTCATTAGGACTGAAGCGTATGTTACGCTTTAAACAGCCTAGATGGCTGTTATATTTGCCATCCAGTCCTTAAGTGCCGCTTCTAGGTCTTTAATTTTGTCTTTTTCCCGGCCCTCCATGAACTTATTCCAGCAATGTTGACCTCGTTTGGGTAGTCCGCGCTTAATCGCGGCTTGTTTCATTTCTTCGAGTTGGGTTTTGCGCTTTGCGCGCCCTTCTCGGGTGGTGAGAGATCGATTATGCTCCCAATCTTCCTTAAATTCGACCCATTTTGCCTTGAGATCCGTATTCCCGGCATTGTCGGCAAAGAATTTTGCCAACTCTGTCCTCTTCATGCCAATCTTCTTCCCCTCCTCCTTGATTTTGTCCTTGGCCGAGGGCATTTTCACCCTACGAGTGCCTGATTTTGTGGTAGTTTTGGCCTTTTCGACGCCGATTTCTGCCTTTTCAACGATAATAGAGCGGCGCGAGTCGGTAAATTCTTTGAAGGACTGGATCTGCTCGATGATATGGGCATCCATTTTAGCCTCATCGTCGATAAATCCACGGAGAAGAATAACTCGGGCTTCCAATTCGGACTTTTGGGACTGCAATTCGAGTCGTTCGGCATTCACCAATCGGCTGAGTGGCATGGAAAGTACGGCTTGGACCTGAACATCGCTCAACTTCCAGCGCTTTTTAAGCTTTTCCGTCGCAGTTTCTTTCGTCTTAGAACTGCGGATGATTTTGATTACCTCATCAATATCCGCCAGAATGGTAAGAAGGCCATCGAGGATGTGAATTTTATCCCCAAGTGACTCACATTCTGCGCTATAGCGATTCTTGAGAGCTTTGCATCTTGCCCCGTACCACTCCTCAATGATGTCTTTTACACCGAAAACAGTCGGTAGGCCATTGGAGATCGCTGTCGCATTAACACCAATCGTATCGTGGAGGTTGGTAAAGGCAAGAAGCTGACTGACTACAGAATTTGCGTCTGTTCCAGTTTTCAGGACGACTTGGATTTCAATACCCGCGCGGGACGAGTGGTCAGAGGCGTCGATAACTCCGACAATTTTTTCACTTTCCACTCCTTCTTTGAGTCTTTCAAGGAATCTTTCGGAGCTGCCTGAAGCCAGAGAGGTAATAACAATAGCATCGCGAGTAGAACGTTTACCGTGTTGGATTTTTTTAACTTCCCAGTTGCCATACAACTTCAACGATCCGCAACCCTTTTCAAAGGCTTGGAAGATTCCGTCGTCGTTGAGAATTCGGGCCCCGTTGGGTAGGTCGGGTCCTTTGATGTATTTAAAGAGCGACTTAGGTGTGATTTTGGGATTTTTAATATATTCAACTACGCCTTTGATGACTTCGCCAAGATTATATGAGATGTGATGGCAAGCATAGCCAGCAGCAATGCCCTGCGCCCCATTGATGAGCAGGGCGGGGAGCACGGGAACGATCTCTACGACTTCTTGAGTCGATCCGTCATAATTATCTCGCCACTCGCAGGCGTATTTATCAATCTCTTCTACAAAGAGACGCTGAGTTAACGCTGAGGACTTGACCTCAAGATATCGTGCAGCGGCTGGAGCGTCCTCAGAAATTGATTGTCCAACACTCGGCCCGGATTGAATGCTACCACCAACATTCCCGTGTATATCAGTAAGTAGGTAACGAAAGGAAGTAGCTTGGCCCATGTTGATGGCGGTTCCTGCGCATCCACCTTGAGGGTGGTAGGAGCCGAGGACGTGGCCTTCGAGCCTTGAGACCTTCTTATATTGTCCATTGGGTTTAAGGTTTAGATCCTTGAGGCCTAGGATAATTCTCCGCTGAGCAGTTTTAAGCCCATCGGAGACACTAGGCAAAGCCCTATTAAAAATAGAGACAGAATAGGAGAGGTAACTTGTACGAAGTTCCTGGGTGAGGGATACCTGGATGATATCGGATGTCTCCGTGGATGGGGGGATGACTTTTGCTACCACAATTCAATCGATAACTCCTTTTATCATATCACAAATCAGAAAAGAGTACCCACCTCTTTAACATTTCTTGACAGAAGGAAGTAGCCCACCTCAGGGTTGTAGTAATCGAGGTAAGTTTCCTGGCCGTCTAGAAGATGGTTGTTGTAGTAGTCTTTGCAGATTTCAATGCCCTCCTCTTCTTCTTGCATCTCAATAGGATATACGGACTTCAAGCACAGGGTGTTCTTATCCATAATCTCAAAAATCTCCACAACCTGCCCAAGAACCGGGTGCTCAAAATTTACGTTATAGGTTTCCTCATCAACCCGCAAAATCTTATTGATAACGTCTTGTCGCTTTAGGAATCCCGCATCGACATAAATCTCCGGCCATTGCCTTTCTTTTTTCATATATACGGGTTAAGGTAGATCAGGATATAATACCATAAACCGTAGTTTTCAATTAATCCAGTGCTAATCAAAGAATCTAATCAAAAATCTGTTAAGTACAGAACGATAAGAGTACGCGAGGAAGTCGCTCAACAACTCGATGAGTGGAGAGATCTTTTTGAGGATGCCTCCATGTCCGAGGTTTTATGGCGTATTTTTGCGCTTGCGCGTAGGGAGTTGAAGAGGGTGAGAGATAAGAAAAGAAAGGCGCGGGATAGATTTGTAACAACTCGTAAAAAAGCCGAACCACTGGTTGACCAAGAGTCAAAAGATGGAGTAGAATCAGAACAGAGTTAAGCCTGATTTATGGCCCAACAATCTAAAAATCTTTTCCGTGAAAAAGCCTGGGTAGAGTATCAGAATGATATCTATCGCCAACAACCCACTCATGGGTATTGTGGAGTGTGTGGCAAAAAAACTTACTACAAATCTGTCTATGCAGCAGAGCATTGCTGCTCTGAAGAATGCTCTCAAGAAATGTGGTATGACATCTTCGTAAAACTGATGACCGAGCGTAAGCGGGGTCGTTGAAATGAAAGCTTCTGAGGATCTGATGATTGCTCAGGACGAAAATACCCCCGAAGAGAAATTAAAAGCTCTTTGGGGGAAAAGTCGTTCTATAACAGTTCGGAAGGCGATTGCAAAAAACCCAAACGCAGGTCCCGATGTCCTAAGAGCCGCTGCTAGATTGTACCTAGAGGAAGTCCTAGGCAATCCGGGGTTCGCAATGCTGGAGTTGTTCAATGACAATGATCCGTGGATTAAGAAGGTTAGTCTGGCCTACTCCTCCCCAGAAGAGTACGTGGAGCAGGGTCATTACTACTTCTCACGGGAGAAGTCATTGGATAATTGTCTGTGGGCTTGTTTGCTCAGTCCCCAGTTGACTTCTTTTGCTCTCAATAGAGTGGTGTTGAGGATCAGTGCCTTAACATTCAGAAGAGCCGTAAAAAATGAGAAAGTAAGAGAAAAAATTAAGTTTCTCTATACTCAGTCTCTAAAATCGGAGACGGAAGTCTGGCCTTTTGAATTTGAAACGATCCTCTTCTTGTATAAGGAAGGCGTTATTAACGAGGACTACCTCTCAGAGGGTCTTAAGTGGTACGGCGCAGGGTCAGTATCATGCGCCAAAGATGTTTTTATTAAAACCACCGATCAGCTCCTCGATCTTTATAGAAAGACCCATGATGAGAATATCACAAAGTTAATCATAAAAATCCTCGCTGTTTGCAGATCACACGTTCTCACTTGGGTTGTCTCAAGGATCGAAGGTAGAAAAACTCTTATGGAGTGGAGTGGTGAGTTTTTTGTAGAGGTGATGATGCGAATTAAACTTTCTCATAAATTGAGAACGCTTAAAATCGTCCACTGGAATACTATTGGAAGAGTTGTGTCGTACTATCTACAAATCAGGTTTTTAAACCAAGGGAATTGCGCTAACTCCATAGAAGACGAGGGATGGCACACGCACCTGGGTTACGATCATGCACCGGAGTTGCTTACCTCCCTTGTAGAGTATGCCACCTCTAATCACATAGAGGGAACCGACTTGGCGGAGACAGGATTGACGTTAAGAGGAAAACGATCTATAGAGGCACTAAGTAAATGCGATATCAAAGTAAAGGAATTCTTTGCGAAGGCAAAAAGCATAGGGGACTGGGTTAGTATAGGTACTAGTGACTATAAGTACCAAATCATAAATGACGTAAATGAGGCCATTTTTGAAAAAGAAGGTATTACCAACAACCTCCTATTCCGCTCCTGTTCTATGCGTAAAATCATCACAATAGATGAATCAACTCACGTATTCTGACAATCAATCCAGTATCTGCTGACAAATTCTTCGAGCTGGGAATCATAAACCCCAGCCTGCAAAGCATATAGTTTTTCGGTATCAGAGCCATCTTCCTTCCGCCAAGTGACAAAAGCGGGGAGAATTGACTTTGATACCAGTTTTTTTATGGCCGAGACTACCTGCTCCGTCGTGCCTAAAACTCTACTTTTAAGCCGGTTTTCTGCCTCTTGTATATCTTCTATAGGTAGATGGCAAAAAGCCGCCGAAACTAGGCTTTTAACGTCAAAATTACAAGGAGGCAGGGCGGCGATACTGGCCTGGCGATCTTGTAGCATCTTGATGGCTTTTTGGTAGCAATTGAATATCGAGTGGGTCTTGCGCTCCGACAGGAGCGCGCCTAATTCCCTCTCGAGCATCATCAGAGCACCAGCCACTGCCCCTGGCCCAATCTTAACAACATAGGACTTATCCAGTACCTCCTCGAGCGTCATCTCTTCCACCTTGCAGAATTGATTTTCCCATTCCTCTAACACCTCTAGTTGCTTGGTAGCTTTGCTTGGTATGCGATTATTCTGATTCCACTTAAATCCATTCTCTTGAGCAAACTCTAGTCTTGTAGTAAAATCGCTTGGTAGTTTTGTAGTATCTAGTTTTGCTACTTTACTATTTTGCCGAGGAGTTTTCATAACACCTTCGACTAAGGATTTTACTGCGTAAGGGGCATAGGCATTACCCTGGAGAGCTTTGGCCACCTTGACGATTTGATTGATCCGGCCTTTGCTTAATTTGATCTCAGATATCTCAGAGCGTAGTTCCTGGATTTCTAATTGGGCTTTTAAGTACATAGCTTCCATCCGGCTCTCCGCTGCGGCCTGCTCACGGCGTATGGTGACAATACTCGATTCTAGTATGGTGACCTTTTGTATAAAGGCACCCATGGCTAATTTTAATCCGCTGAAGTAGCGGCGAAGCTCCAGCTCAGTGAGCGACTTCTGATCCAGCTCCAGTAGAGTTCTGACTAACTTTTCCCTAGACTCAGGCGTAGTTATATCATCCAACTCATAACTATCCTGCAGCAAAACTATTTCAGAGTCTTTAGCCATGTAGTTTGGTAGTATAGTTAACTTTAAACTGTGGACAAAAAAGTAGCCAAATGTCCACCTCAGAAATTATAGGAGAGAGCCGAAAATCCCCTAAAAACCCTACCCCCCTCCCCTTCACATTTTAGCTAAAAAAGAAATGTGAAGAGGGGGGGTCTACATGTATAGAATAGAGCGCAGCGCCAAAAATTCCCGGAGTAACAAGCCGGACGCCGCTATGGCCGGCCATCCGATGCAAGGCCCGAATTGGCTATATTTTACCGCAAAGTTGCAAATCCGCAGACCCCCCTTCACATTTTTTAGTGCATTTTTGTGCAGTTTTTGGGCCAAAAATGTGAGGGGGGGTGGCCATGTGAAGGGGTCGGCCGCTTGTGAAGGGGGTATTTTTTGTGTCAATAAATGTATCTAAATGTGTCAATATTGTGACAATCCACGAGCTGGTTTTGGGTGCCACGAAGTGGCTACCCGCCCATTGACAAGACCGGCCTCTATGGAGTATAATTGTCACATACTACAAAAATCATCGTTTAAAGACATGTAGAAACACACAAAAAGCGTGACTGTTTAGCATAGCACTGTCACATTTGTTACCAGGTTGTGTAACCCCCTACCCCCCGTTGTGACAATTGGCCTGCCGCTGCAAGCAATGCGCACTAGGCCTAGAGG